ATTGTTTATATTGGTTCAAGTTCAAATTTAGTTTCAAGAATTTTGACACATAAAATGTATAGAAATTTTGATAGAGTATTGATTCTGAAATATAAAAAACGCAAAACTGCTTTTTCTTGGGAAGTTAAATTAATAAAATATTTTCAACCAAAATTAAATGTAAGATCAAAATGAAAAAAATAATTATCATAACGATCTGCTTTGCATTGCTTACGCAGATCACGCACGCATCCGATGTATTCTTTAATATCTCTCGGCAGACACTACTCGACTATTTTATTAGTTGGGTGTTTGCCTTTTCTTTGGAATCATCAATCTTGATTTTTACATTACTTGGGAAGCGAAATACTGCTATCTTTTTTGGCCTTATTTCGTGGTTAATAAATTTACTTTATTACTGGGTAGAAATCGGAATGACTCAGAAGTTTGTTGCGATGAATATAATATCTTTGATCATACCAGTAACCATCTTTTTTTATTCGGAATTGATTAAAACGGATAAACGTAAAAATTTATTAAAATAATGGAAATTAAACAAACGGCAGTAGATTGGTTTTTTGATAAATTAGAAAACCACGAAATGCAAGCAAAGCATTATAAGTTATTTCAACAAGCCAAACAAATGATGGAAGAACAGATAAGTAATGGTTATTTTCAAGGATTAATTGATGGAATGAATAATTCACCAAGAGATTATTACAACGAAACTTATAAACAACCAAACAATGAACAATAAAGAATTTTTAAGCAAAGAACAATGCGAGGCATTGAGTGGATTAAACTACGATGGGGATTATGATTTTGTATATCATGCCACAGGAGAGTTATGGGAACGAGGTAAGAAAGAGAAGAAGGAAAGATTTGTTCCAGCACCACTTAAACAACAAGTTTTCCGTTGGTTTATGGAGAAGTATGGCTTATATCAACAAATTGAAGTATTTAGACTTAGTGAGTTTAAAGATGATGAATTATTCTTTGATTTTAAAATCATTGACAAGTCAGATGATACTGATTTTCATTATGATAATGACTTATATTCTACCGACGAAGAAGCAGAGAATGCTTGTATTGATAAACTTATAGAAATAGCTAAAAAACAAGACAAATGAACACTGAAGATTTAATTAAAACACAATATATTAGTTTAGATTCAGCACAATTAAGAGTGTTTGTAGATGATGTAGACAAGTTTGAACCTGTGTTTAATCTACATAAGTATGACCATAGAGAATATACTGGAGGTGCTGTTGAGGACATTATACCAATATTTGTTCCTGACAAAGAAAAGAGAGCAAAGTATAATATACCAAGTTTTGTAGAGGATATAGCAATTTCAAGTGATAAAACATTTGACCATTGCCTTATTATTCAAGTCAATGGATGGTATGATATTGTATTGCTTCATGAATGGATTCAATCATATTTAAAACAACAAGACAATGGAAACTAAACAAACAGCAGTAGAATGGCTTTATGATACAATCATCATTTTTCCAGAAAGTAATGAAGATTTGGCACACAATGCACGTTCATTTAAGCAGGCTAAACAAATGGAGAAATATCAGATAATAGATGCTCATTTAATTGGTTTGATTACTTCTATGGAGATGGAAGCTACAAAGCAAGCGGAACAATATTACAACGAAAATTATGGAAAAAATTAAAATAGGTAATTATTGGATTCTTGGTAAGGAAACCAACGGAATAACTTTATTCCCTTTTATTTTCTTACGAAAATCGTATGTCGATAGATTGGCTGATTGGAATCGTAAAAGTTTAATTAATCACGAATCAATCCATTTGAAACAACAAGCGGAACTTGGTGTAGTATTATTTTATGTGTGGTATTTTTTAGAGTTCTGCATTAGGACCGTATTGATTGGCAACACCGATGCAGCATATCAAAAGATTTGTTTTGAGAAAGAGGCTTATGCTAATGAGGAGAACTTGAAGTATATCAAAACAAGAAAATTTTGGGCATTCCTTAAATATTTATGAAACAAGATGAACATCTTCTCCAGGTTGCAATATGTAAATGGTTGGATTTAACCCAAGATTTTCCATATTTTGCCATTCCGAACGGTGGCCTCCGCCATCGGTTAGTTGCAATAAAATTAAAAATGGAAGGTGCAAAGGCTGGAGTTGCAGATATGTTTTGGATGGTTTCAAATAATACCTGGAAGGGCTTGTTTGTAGAGGTTAAAATTGACAAAGGTAAGCAATCGCAAAGCCAAAAGGATTTTGAAGCCATAGCGATGAAGCATGAGTATTATTACGCAGTTGTGAGAAGTATTGATGATTGTATTAATTTAATTAACCGGTTCCGTAAAAATGAGATCTAATTATCTTGATGCCATCGCCTGGATAGATCAGCAATTAATCAATCCGACACGACAAATTAAAGTTGGATGCGAAACTATTCTTGATTTGAATTATTCTTTGGCCATAAATCGAAAACACATTTTAGAAAATTCGGGGCAGTTGTCTTATTCAGGATTTGGGAGAACTAAAAAAATAAAGGATTTCTTGAATAATTCAAAATAAATTTGTAAACTTTGTTGTTATGTTTTATAATCCGTTTAAAGAATTATTAATTGATTTGGACAAAAAAAATATGATAGAAAAACCATTATTAGAACAAGTAAATTCGCCAGAACATTATCAAGCCAATGGAATAGAAACCATTGAAGTGATTGAAGGATATAATTTAAATTTTAATCTTGGAAACGTGATTAAATATATTTTAAGGGCCGATAAGAAAGGAAACAAAAAGCAAGATTTGGAGAAGGCCCAATGGTATCTAAAAAGGGAAATAGAAAAGTTTAAAGGATGATGAAAAGTGGTAAGCATTGACCACCTTATTGATAAGCACAAGCACTGGATAACCGTAGTAAAAAGATTCGGCGAAAATACCTACGCCGAGGATATAGTTCAAGAAGCCTACATAAAAATCATTCAGTCTAACAAAGATGTAAATTTTGCCTATTTCTATTTTACTTTGCGATCATTGACAATGAACTTGCATAACAAGAAAGTTATCAAGATAGAAATCACAAAAGACATAGAATATTTATTGAGCGATTCCATTGAAGAAGATATAGTGTTAGAATTGGCACAACCATTTATTGACTACATTCAGACCTGGGAAGATTACGAAAGGATGCTTTTTATGGTTTATGTTAATAAGGGAGTGAGTATGCGGAAGATGGCAAGGGAATCGGGCATAAGTTTTACAAGCATTTATAACACAATAAGAAACTGCAAATTAAAATTAATACAATGGCAAAAAGAAAACCAAAAGGATTAGGCGATACCATCGAGCAATTTACGGAGGCTACCGGCATAAAAGCAGGTGTTGAAAAATTAGCGGAGGCAATCGGTTGGGATTGTGGATGCGACAAAAGAAAAGAAGCATTAAATCAAATGTTTCCATACAGAAAAATCAATTGTTTAAATGAAGAAGATTTTGAATACCTTAATTATTGGTTTAGTGTTGATCGCCATCAGGTTTCAATTTTGGAGCAAACGAAACTCCGTGAAATTTATTACAATGTTTTTGAGGAACACTTAGAACAAACGAGTTGCGATAGTTGCTGGAGGGATTACATTAGTCGCATTCGTAAAGTTTACATCGAGTATAAAAACAATTAAGATGCCAGTAATAAAATGCGAATCAAACGATAAATGGCGAATCGGGACCGGAGATTGTATTTATGAAACGAAAGAAAAAGCAACCGAAGTTTATCAAGCAATTATCTCCAGCGGTAATTATGCAGCGGAAGCTAATAAGGTTTCCTTTGACTTTGATGACACGTTGTCAACCAAGAGAGGGCAAACGTTATCCAAGCGATTAATAACGCAAGGAAAGGATGTTTACATCGTTACACGAAGGCAAGAATCAGCATCTGCAGAAGTTTATAAAGTGGCGGATGAATTAGGCATTCCAAAATCAAAGGTTTATTTCACAAATGGCAAGATGAAGTGGGAAACAATTAAGCGTTTGGGTATTGATATTCATTACGATAATAATCAAGATGAAATTAATTTGATTGATAAAAATACAGATGCGGTAGGAATAAAGTTTTAATTTGGATTTCAATTTTTTTCATATGAAAGAAAAAGCAAAAAAAACAAGAGGCGGAGCAAGACCAAATTCGGGCCGATTAAAGAAAGATGAAGTTATTTCTTTGATTGAAACTATGGATTTAGTTAAAGTTCCGGAATCAGTTTGGAAAAAATTAGCCGAACGTGTGGAAGATGGAGATACAAATGCCATTAAAACTTGGCTCCAGTACCGGTATGGTATGCCAAAACAAGTAATTGACCAAAATACAACGCATACAATCAACGATTTTGATATAAAAGATATCGTTAAATTCGAGTGATTAAACTCAATAAAAAGTATATTCCGCTATTTGAAAGTGATTCCCGATATTATGTCATTACTGGAGGAAGGGGAAGTGGAAAATCGTATGCCTTAAACTCATTTCTTTTGCTTCTGACCTATGAAGTTGGGCATACAATACTATTTACCAGGTACACACTTACATCGGCTCACATATCAATCATTCCCGAATTTACGGACAAGATTGAAACGGCTGGACTTTCAGAAAATTTCTATATCACAAAGGATGAAATAATTAACACGACTACAAATTCCAAAATAATTTTCAAAGGGATTAAAACATCGAGTGGAACGCAAACGGCAAATTTAAAGTCATTGGCTGGAGTTACTACATTTGTACTTGATGAGGCCGAAGAATTAGTGGATGAAGATACATTTGACAAAATTGATTTATCGGTAAGGCATAACACAAAACAAAATAGGATAATTCTTATTTTGAACCCGGTAACAAAGGAGCATTTTATTTATAGAAGGTTTTTTGAAGGTCGGGGAGTAGAATCAGGGCAATCATTGACCAAAGGAGATTCGACATACATTCATACAACTTATCTCGATAATCTAAAAAATCTTTCAGCTTCATTTATCCAACAAGTCGAATATCTTAAAGAAACTAACGCAAAAAAATACCAGCACGCAATATTAGGTGGATGGTTGGACAAAGCGGAAGGGGTTGTATTTACAAATTGGCAGTTTGGCCCATTCAATCCGAATGGTTTGCAAACTTCATTTGGAATGGACTTTGGATTCTCCATTGATCCCGACGCATTGACGGAAGTGGCAATAGATAAGACCAAAAAAATCATTTATATCAAAGAGGTAATTTATGAACGTGGTTTAAAGACGCACGTTTTGGCAAAGTTGATTAAAGACAAAGTTGGGGGCGGTTTGATTATTGCAGATTCAGCAGAGCCAAGGTTAATAGATGATTTAAAGTACCAGGGAATAAATATTCAACCCGTTAAAAAAGGTACGATTGAATCGGGAATTGTGAGGATGCAAGACTACCAAATTATTCTTGATCCGCAATCGACCAATTTAGCAAAGGAGTTCAATAATTATTGTTATTTAAACAAGGCAAGCAAGCTATACATCGACGACTGGAACCACGGAATTGATTCGGCAAGGTACAATATCATTTATCATTTGGATAATCCAAACCAAGGCAATTATCACATTTATTAAGACGAAATATTAACAAAATTGTTTATACACTATGAAAGTAAAAATTTCAATCCCAACGGAATTAGGCGAAATTAAACTTAGTCAATATCAAAAGTTTTTGAGTATTGTTAAGGAGAACGAAGAATCTGATTTTTTAAATCATAAAATGATTCAAATCTTTTGCAATATTGATTTGAACGTAGTTGATGCAATGAAGCAGAAGGATGTCGAGGACGCAGTTAATACGATTGGAAGTTTATTTAAGCAATTGCCTCCGCTATCTCAAAAGTTTGAATTGAACGGAACGACATTTGGATTTATTCCGAACTTGGATGATATGTCTGCTGGGGAGTATATGGATTTAGATAATTATGCAATTAATTGGGATGAGATGCACAAGGCGATGGCGGTATTATATCGACCAATAAAGCAAAAGTTAGGGGAGAAGTATTTGATTGAAGATTATGAGGGAACGGACAAGTATTCCGAACTAATGAAGGATGCACCTTTAAACGTAGTTCTCGGGGCGATGGTTTTTTTTTGGCATTTAGGGAAAGAATTATTAACAAGTACGATTCATTATTTGGAGCAGAGCCCGGCAATAGTTTCGATGAACAAAGCCAATTTGGAAAGCGGTGGGGTTGGTATTCTTCAATCTATGGACTTGCTCAGGGAGATGTTAGACGATTCGATGAAGTCACTAAACTTTCCATTAACCAGTGTTTGACATTCCTAACATTTGAAAAACAAAAGAATGATTTAGAGATGAAGATGATAAAACAAAATAGACAATGAACGGATTTTATTACGCAGTAGGTACACTTAGGGATTATTTAAAAGCAAATGGCTTTATAAATACGGTTAGTACTGGAGATATTTACGATGTTGATTTGGCTAAACAAACCATCTATCCTTATTGCCACATAATTGTAAATAATGCGACACCAAAGGAAAATAATTTGTCGTTTAATATTTCTGTTTTGTTTATGGATTTGGTTGATTTATCTAAAGCAGATAATATAAACGTATTTGATAACAATGATAATTTGCTTGATGTATTAAATACGCAATTGGCCCTAGCAAATAGAATGATTTCAGATTTACGAAGGGGAACTTTATATTCTAATTTAGTTCAACTCGATGGCGATGCACTTTGCGAACCATTCACGGATCGTTTTGATAATAAGGTCGCAGGTTGGGCCATTACTTTTGATTTAATTGTTCCAAACGATATGACAATCTGCTAATGAATCAGTTAAAGGAAACATATGCGGTAATTAAAAAGTATAGGGATTATGTGATTCAGCAATCACGTTCTAACTTATCGAAGGGCCGTAAAAATGTTTCTAAGGAACTTTACAATTCATTAAAAGGCGAGATAGTCCAAGAGGATAACTATGCAATCGTTGGGTTTAGAATGGCCGAATATGGGCAGTACCAAGACCAAGGGGTTAAAGGAAAATTCAAGTCAGCCAAGGCCCCAAATAGCCCGTTTAAATTTGGAAGCGGTACCGGTAAACCTGGTGGATTATCGGAAGGGATTAACAAATGGGTTAAGCAAAAGAAAATACAATTTCGAGATAAGAAAACGGGTAAATTTATTTCTTATCAATCAACGGCATTTATAATTAGCCGAAGTATTTATATGACGGGAATGAAGCCGAGTTTATTTTTTACAAAGCCATTTGAGGCGGGTTATAAAAAATACATTGAAACGGATTTAGCGAATGCCTTGGGTATTGACTTGGACACTATTATAGATTATAATTTAAAAAGATAATGAAAACGATAAACGCACGAAGTCCGTATTTTATTTCAATTACTGGAAGCACAAATACGACTTTGCAATTATTCTTATGGAACGGATCTACGGAACCGCTATCGCATACTTATTCGTTTACGAAGGCGGCTCCATCGGCATCACAAACCGAATCGAATTATGACATTAGTCCATATTTGCGTGAATACATTGAGAATATCAATCCAACCTATGATCCAACACCAGCGACAGAATCAAGTACATCATTTGTAAACTTTAAAACGGTTGCATTTAGCAATGGAACAAATAGGACAAGTGCATTTAAAGCCCGAGTAATTGCAGATTCTGGAACCTATGAAGCTGATAATTGTCTTGGTTCGTTTATGGGCGATTATCTTTTAGGTGTTGGGGTAGATGGTTATAATAATTATTTGGGTGGCTACAACCAAGGAAGTACGGCCGACATCGTGGCCTTAGCAGATACAAGCAAAGTAATAACCTACCTTGAAAATACGGATAACAAATATGTTAACTTAATCATTAATCATACCGGTACAAATGTCACGGCGGATTATGTTACATCCGTAGGAACAACAAGTGTCACCATCTTATCGGCCTCCGCAACAAAGAAGGTTTATAATATGAAAGTTCCTTTGAAGTTGATCGGCTTTACATCGTCAAACGTTTTGAATATTAAAAGCAATGGCACCACGATTTACACTTTTAACGTGACACCGGTATGCGAACCAAAATATACTCCAGTAAATTGTCAGTTTATTAATCGTTATGGTGGTTGGCAATTCTTGACATTTTTCAAGGCCCAGGCGAGTTCAATAATGATTGAAAAAACAAAGCATAATCTTTTACCTGACTCTGTTAATTATAATGCAAAACGTGGGCAATCTAAGTCATTTAATATTAATGGCTCGCAAAAAATAACGTTAAATACTGGTTTTGTCGATCCGAATTATTCTGATTTGATTCAAGATTTATTAATGTCTAATACCGTTTTATTAGATAATGTCCCAGTGCTTGTTTCGTCTACTCAAAGCGACATAAAAACATCGTTAAAAGATAAAAATATCAATTACGAAATTGAATTTGAGTACGCATTTAACTTAAAAAATACGGTAATTTAATGATAATTGCAGCGATTTATATCTTTGTTGATGGCCTTTACAAGAGGATTGAATTATTTAATGACGAAAAAATCAGCGTTACAAGTTCAATTCAAAATATTAATGATATATCAAAGGTATTTACGGACTATTCGCAGTCGTTTACGGTTCCGGCTAATAAGCATAATAACGAAATATTCAAGCATTGGTATGAAAATTCGATTGATAATGGCTTTGATGCAAGAACAAGAAAGCCGGCATACATCGAAATAAATTCGGCATTATTTAGAAGCGGAAAAATTCAATTAGAAAAAGCCCAATTCAAAAATAATCAGATTGATAATTATCAAATCACGTTTTTTGGTAGTTTACTTTCTTTGAAAGATTTATTTGGTGGTAAGTTCCTTCGTGACTTTGATTATTCAGCTTACAATTTTACTTATACCGGTGCCGTTGTAAAAACTCGAGTTACTGATGCAGTTACAAACGATGTAAAATTTCCTTTAATTACATCGGATAATAATTGGACTTATAACACGAATGGAAATACAAAAGCGGATTGGGATATTACAAAAAACGCACATCCTATTTATCATACGGATTTATTTCCAGCAATGCGAGTAAGTAAGATCGTGGATTCTATTGCGTCAGGTTTAGGTATTACGATTCAAGGAAATTTAGATCCTGCAAGCACTAATTTTTTAGATGATGCAAGGTACAAAAATGCTTTTCTTTGGTTAAAGAATACGGATGCTTTTACATTAAAACAAACACCACAACGAATTAATTTTCAAACCAATACCAGTACGGTAGGAACGCAAGGGATTTTTGTTGTAGGTGGTTCAAATCCTGATCACTTGGATTATGTGAAGCCCGAAAGTCCAGCTTATTTAAGTAAGTCAAATATTAAACTAACTTTTACGACATCGGGAACTGAATTTTATTTATACGTTTATAAAAACGGAATTAAACTTAGCGAGCAAAGTTATTTAACGCAGACAAGTCAAATGACATTGTCCGCACCTTTGGAAGATTCGGGGGTGTACACGTTTTACGTTTCGTCGGCCTCCGCAGTTACTTATACATCGGTTTATGAATTTGAAACAAGGAATTCAGTAACAACAAATATTATAAGCGATGTAACGTGTACCGGAACAAGTCAAACAACCACAACCACTTTAAACGTAGCGGATTATATGCCTGATATGAAAGCAGAAGATTTCTTTAGCGGAATACTAAAGATGTTTAATCTTACTTGTTTTTCGGTTTCTGATGGAGTTTACCAAATAGAGCAGATAGAAAATTGGTATTCAAACGGAACGGTTAGGGATGTTTCAAAATACGTTATTAGTGATGAAATAAATATTGAACGAGTAAAGCCATATAAAGCAATCACGTTTCAATACGAAAAATGCGAGAATATTTTGGCTACCGAATACCTGTCACGATCTGCGGTTCCATATGGAGATTTGAAATACACATTGAATAACGATGGAGAAGAATTTGAGGTTAGTTTGCCATTTGAAAATATGCCATTTCAAAAGTTTACTAATACTAATTTGCAGGTTGGCTATTCTTTAAAGCACGATTTAAATCAGTATATTCCTAAACCCGTAATTCTTTATGACTATAATTCCATTCAGACATTAAGCGGAGGTCAAAATTTTCATTTTAATGATGGTACATCAACCACCACGGTTACGACTTATAATTTATTTGGTCAAGACACATTGATAAGCGGTCAAGTAAATACAATTAATTTTGGGGCCCAGCAAAGTACGTTTACGGATGCAATTGAAACACGTTCTTTATTTAATAATTATTACCTTAATTATTTAGCCAATATCTTCACGGATAAGGCACGAATATTGAAGTTGAAAGCAATATTTCCAATTAGTTTACTTAATGCCTTAAAGCTAAATGATCGTTTAATTATTCGAGATAAAAGATATGTGATTAATCAATTTACAACGGATTTGACTACTGGCGAAGTTGATTTGGAATTGCTTAATGATTTCCGTGTTGCTTCGACTATTCCTGACCCAATTACTTATTATTCGTTTTCGGTAAGTAATAACAATTCAGCAAATTACACCATTGCGTGTGCTGAATCATCATATCCATTATTAATCTACGGAACAAATCCAACATTCGAAAGTAATACGACATTTTACACAAGTGCCGGGGCCTTATTTAATGGTGGTAATTATTACTTTAAAACAAGTCTAAATAAATATGTTCAAATTAATACTGTTGGTATTGCTTCTAATTTTGGTTCTTGTGGATCGGCACCAGCCCCGACTTTAAATTCGTTTAGTGTTACAAATGCAAATTCAGCTTCATCGGTGGAGGCTTGTCCAATTACTGATTATTCATTGACTTTATACGGAGAAGCGACACCATTATATACGAATGTCGTGGTTTACGGAAACAATACCGGAACGTTAATTCCTTTTGCGGGTAATAATTACGTTTACCATTGCAACGATGGAACGTGGGTACAAATTAATTCAAGCGGAGTAATAACAACCTGGGGAACTTGTTCATTTATTCCGCCAGCGATTGAAACATTTACATTCTATACTTTAAAATAATATGGCATTTTCAAACGCAAGTGATGCGAGAACAAAATTAACAAATCCTTATACGGATAATAGTTCAGAAATTTTGTATGCCAATAATGATTTATTGGATTCGACTACAATATTTTACAAAAATTCAGCCAAGACTATTTTAGCAAGTGCTGGGAATTACGTGGTTGTCACAAACTATAAAACGTATTTCATTACTCTTGGAAGCGATGGTAAAATTATCGGAACTAAATCCGAAGTAATGCCGAGTGGATCAGATTCAACCTGGGTAGAAGATAGATTAAAAAATGGCGATGCATTAATATCAAATCAATTAAGCGTAGGGGGTACAAGTTTAAGCATTTCGGGAGATTTTAAATTAACTGATGCAGTTTG